GATTTGTCTGACACGCTTCGTACCAAAGGTGTTTGATTTCATTCTCTGTCAGGGTTTGCCATTCGTTCTTCTCCATTTCTTTCCCTGCCTCTATGCCCATCTTGTAAGCGTCTTCCCAGCCATTGACATTGACAGATGCCGCATCCCAACCACGCGAAAACGATTCCCAATGCGAGGACTTCTTGATCGTATCCCAGTCGTACTCAACGTAGTGCTTGGATTCGTTCATCCACATGAGCCATGCTTCTTCTTTGGTCATGTGTTCTTCTCCTTCAGCTTGGCTTCGATGGCATGGGCAAAATAAATGTCAGTCAAGTTCCCGTCATCTCCATATGACTGCCTATACTCTTCTAAAATATCCTCATCCGTCAGCCCTTGCCATTCGCGTTCAGGCTGCGCTAGTCGGGCGCGTAGGGATTTGATTGTGTCGCTGTAAATTTCTTTAGCATCACCCACATATGTCAACGCATACAGCGCCTCTTGCATTAGTTCTCGGTCAGTCATGGCGCACCTCTCTCGCGGATAGCCAGCGCAGCTACCTTGTAATAGTTGGACAACGTGTCTTTAGCTGCCATCTCATCCAGCACCTTCGCGCAAGCCTCGCGTTCCGCCGCTGCGACTAGGTGAGCAAAGCGTTCAAAAACTTCAAGAGGCATGTACTCAACACCCGGTCGCACTTTCCCAGCCTCCCGCGCCATGCGGATAATGTCTTCTCTTGTCATTCCTCCCCCTTTCTTATCGTTGCTGCCATCTCCTGATGCCCGGCCTCTTCACATAGCCGGGCGCAGCGTTCGCGTTCTGCCACGACCACCATCTTGGAGAACTTGCGCATCCAAGACATGGCCGCAGCGTCAGGCGCGTAGATCAGTTCCTCATCTTCTGCCGCCTTGTTTGCCATCTCAAATAACTTGCGGGTCATCCAAAGATGAAGTGAAACAGCTCACGCAGAACTGTGATCGCGACCGCCAGCACCACGTAGATCAGCACCATGATTGCGCCAACATCAAAGCTGGAAATGTTCTTGCGGTAGAACGCTTGCCACCGGCTTTCCTGCTCGATGATCCGGCTGGTGTTTTGCACCGTCTGGTAGAACTGCGGTACGTAGTGACTACCAATCTTTGGCGGTGGCTCTTTGACGAATTGTCCATCTCTTAACATTGCTTCCTCCTATGTGTTGTTGCGACCCGCGCGCATGAGATCTCCTGCGTAGACGTGCTGGCCTACGTGGCGTAACTCAATCGTGGGGTCTGCGTAAATTTTACCGCCCTCCTTCTTCCACAACTCGCAGAAGTGGTAGTCCTCTGACAACAGCAATCCTAGTTCTGTGATGCTGGTGCCGAAGAACTCTCGCGTGAGTGGGGCGAGAAACTGTCCGTTATCCTGTATCAATGACGTGCGGTAGGTGGGTACCTTGAAGCGCATGGCTTTCAGTACGTTCCTGTGGATCATCATGAATCCTGTGCCGCCGTGCAGTACTTCTACCAGGCCGTCGGGTCCGAGCGGTACTGCGTCAGGATCACCCTGATCGTCCACCGCATTCAGTACATACGAGCAGCCGAACTTCTCGATATCCTTTTCGCCGCGCAGCGCAGCCTGCCGGATGCGTTCCCAGAACATGAACTTCTTGGGATAGATCCCGCACACCACATCCTTCTCATGCTGGAGCAGCCGGTAGATACCGTCGGTCGGAAACCAGATGTCAGCGTCGATGAACATGAGATAGTCATCCCGCGTTTCATCCAAGAAGTATCTGGCTATCTCATTACGCGCACGGGTGATCAGCGCTTCTTTGTTCATGAACTGCCAGCGCGTCTTGATCCCTTTGCTTTCCAAGAAGCTGATGTTCCGCACGAGACTGTCGACGTACTCCATGAACATCGCACCGCCGTACGCAGGGGTGCCGATCATGATGGTTGGTTTGCCGTCAATCATTGGCCATGCTCTCTATCTGATCTATCAAGTGGTCAGAGATCCGTCTGTCGTTCACAGATACTGAGCCGGCGAGATCATCCTTGTGGATCAAACTGGACACGTCACGCAGCGCCTGCTTGTAGCCGCTAGAGAATTGATCGCCACCTTCTAGGATCATGGTGATTGCATCCCGCACGATTTTGCTGGCCTGCCGGTTGCGAGCCTTCTCTTTCAGCGCGTCATGTATCTCAGGATCCAGATAGACCGAGTACGGGATCAGTCGCTTCGACTTCTCCACGCGGCGAACTCCTGCTTTATTCCCAGCATCTTTTCCGTCGCCTGCTGGCTTTTTCCAATGTCGGCGCGGCTTTCCACCTTCAGGTATGTCTTTAACCATTCTGTCGCTTCCTTGTCTGATTTCTCAATGATCTGCCCGGACTCCGAGAGAAACTCCCAGAACTTGGGATCTCGGCACAGCATCCCCGATACCCGCACCATGTCCTTGGCTAGCTCTGCTTCGCGGTTCATCGGGCGTTCTTCTTCGTTCAACCTGACCATCACCGTCATGTATCTGCTGCCGACAAAGTCGCGCATGATGACCTCCGGCACCTCGTCAGGATGGATACGCAAAGTCAGGATGTAGCCGCTGTTATCTTGCTTCATGCCAACCTTGACCGATTCAAACTGAATAGTCTCCATCTACTCTCCGCAATAACAATCAATCGACTCGTCGTCGAACATATCCACCTGCTTGTCCACGTATCTGTGCATCTCTGCGTAGGACGGACGATCCTTGCGAAACCTAGCGCCATCACCAAATGTCTTGTTGCTGGTTTGCACTAGCGTTTCCATCTTTGCCCACCAGACCGCCCGCTCTGGTTTCTCTGCCACCAGACTCAAAATCTGCTTGGCACCTTTCAAGAAGCACAGGTCGCAGTTGCCGTGCATGGTTTTGCCATTGATGTTGGGCAAGCCCAGATCAAATGGTTGGCTCTTCCAAAACTCACCCACATCTTTTGCCGTGATACCCGCTGCCACCAACGGCGCCCGACGGCGTTCCACCTTTGCCGCCCTGCGCTGCTCATCAGCACGAATGCCCAGCCAATCCATGTCTTCGTTGTGCTTCCAACCAAGATGCTTCAGGTACCGGTGGATCGTGCGGATCTTCAAGATAGCCGTGCAGAATCTGGTAACTGGATTGGGCAGATACTTACGCTTCAAGATCAGCTGCTCAAACGGTTCGCCATTCCTGCTGGCTGTGGCAAAGTCCACCACCCGGAAGTTTGGCTTTTCGTTCTGGTACTCCAGCCAATGGATCTTTACGTTCCAGTTGACCTCGCAGTCCCGAACAAACTCCAGCGTGGCTTCCTCCTCCTTGCCTGTATTGGCAAAGCAGACGATCGCTTCTTCAGGCAAGCCGCCGTTTGATTGCAGGACACGCCACAACAGATAAGCAGACGTCCGACCCCCAGAAAAGGAGATGCATGTCGGCTCATCAATAATGAATGGATCTCTCAACTTATGTCCTCTACTCTCAGTACGTACTTCCCGTTAGCCCGCTTGGTCCAGCCGTGTACTTCTACTCTGATGCCCGCTTCTCTGACGTGCGCGATAGTGTCGGACTCCTGGATCTTCTTGATCCTTGATGACACGCCTGCCGCAGTCACCTGCACGGCCAGCACTTCATCCCGACGGATAGCCAAGATGTCACACCAGCCCCACAGATCCTGACGCACACGCTTCCACGGGTTCCACTTCTCTACCACCTCACAGTGATAGCCCTGCTCCCGCAGATACTCAAGGCTGCGCTGCGTCGGAGACTTAGCTGACATTCGCTATCCGCTTGATCTCTTTGATCGGGATATCAAAAGCTTCGTGGATCTTCAGGATGACAGACGGCGTTAGGTTTACATGGCCATGCCGCAGCTTGGAGATCGTAGGCGGGTGTACGCCGATGATCTTCGCAAGGGCTGCATCGCTACGCAGGTTGGCAACATTGATCAGGTGATCGATAAGATCGTTCATGGCATCCTCAGAATGGCACGTCACTGTCATCTACCACCGGTGGCTTTGGTGCCTCCAGTGTCTCGGTCTTCTTCCACGTGTTCACCTTCAGCTGGAAGAACGTGCCGTACTGGCCATCGTTCTGCCATGCGTCCAGCTTGATCGTGATGTCATCACCTTCCGTTTCCTGCAAAAGCGTACGCAGGTAGCTGCGCTCCAGGGTGATGTCGCCGTAGAGATCAGGCGACTTCGGATGGATCTTGCGCTTGCTGTAATTCAAGCGGCCAGAGTTGGGGTACTTATTTGTCATCTTTGAATGCTCCCTTGTAGGTTCCGAAGGTATCGACCAACTCCTTGTAGGCGACGGCATCTTGCATCTCAATCTGCTTGTAGATGTTGGCGTTCGTGCGCCAGATGTTCATGATGTCGTCTAGGTTGGACGCTGAATCAAGCGCTGTAACAGTCGCTTCAACAACAACAGCCAACCAGTTTTCCCACTCTGTATCCGGCTCCGCAGATACCTTCAGCTGCCACTCACGATCGTGGCCTTCCATCTTCTTCGGTGGTGCAGGTGGTGCAGGTGGAGTTGCAGGCTTGGCTACTGGCTTTGGTGCCACTACAGGCGCACTCTTTACTGCTTGATTGCCATCGTCGTCTTCAGGCGCGATACCGCAGGCGGCCATCAAACTATATCTCCGAGCGTACGACAAAGCGCTGCCAAAGCCCTGTGCGTCATGCTTGGTGGCCGGCATGAACAGACTGCCGCCTGATAGTTGTTCGCCTGATTCATGCAGGAAGATGGTGCTGACCTTCACGCCGCCATCATGCTCGTCTGTCAGTTGCATCAGGTAGATGCCATTGTTGTTCAACGCGTCAAGGACGGCCTCGATACAAGCATCAAGAGAAGCATACTTGCTGCGGAAGTGTGGATTGGTACTGGTCTTCAGCGCAGGTCCAAACTCCCGCTGCGCTTTCACCAGTGCTGTGGCGATGTTTTTCATTATGTCCTCTGATTAGCTGCAAGTGGTTGTGCATGAGCCGCCGTAGCAGCAGGTTGTGCATAGAGTGCAATAGCCGCGGTTGTCACAGAAAGTGTGGCTAGTGCAGCTGGCGTAGGCCATGGATGCGGAAGCGATAGCCCAGATGGCGATCAGATATTTCATGATTTCTCCTGTTGGTAAAGTTTGTACTGCTCACAAAATGGAGCGACCTGACAGAAAGATTCACAGCGTGTCCTGCCGCCCTCTCTAACCTCGACCTCGTGGCCGGGGAACTTAGTCTTAATCAATGCATCTGCTTCTTCCTGCGTGGCACAGACCTTCTTCGCACGGACGCCACCGGCTTTCATGATGGCGAAGGTGGTTGGCTTCTCCCACATTTCCTCTGACGTGCAGGTTGGCATCTGGCCAGAGACGGCCGCAAAGTTAGCCTCGTTGTGCAGGCGCAGTCGGTCACGGACAAACTGCTCGCGTGTCTCTGCATCCCACAGCGGAATGTCCAGCGTGACGATCGGTGCCTGCGGGTAGGTATCCTTCAGGGCAGCTTCTCTGCGGCTCCAATCACGAACGATGCCGATGATCTGTAGGCCAGTAACCGGATGCGCTTTCACGCGCTCGACTAGCCATGCATACAGGTTCAGCTGATCTACCCACTCGGTCTTCTGCTGCTGGACTGCCCAGGCAGAGGTGACTTTGTAGTCAGAGATAACGACAGAGCCGTCAGACTGGAAGGTCTGCAAGTCGATAGCACCAGAGATTCTCCAGCTATCGAACGTGGTGAACAGGCGTTCCTCCACGATATGATGCTCGTCCTTGCCATGCTGCAATATGTTGTGAACTGCGGAGCCGAACAGACTCCAGACCTGATCTGCCGCATCGACTTCGATATCATCTGCATGACGGCGGCGTAGCTGCACTAACTGCGGTGGCGACAGGATCTCAGTGACGCTGATCTCAGAGCTACCCCTGCTGTACGTAGGCCGCTGAATGACGTTGATAAAGGTCTCTGGCAGACCATGTTTGTTGGTAAGTTTCATTTCTCCCCCTTTGACTCAAGTGATACCCGCCACACAATGAAGTTGTGCTTCCTGCGCATCTCCTCCATTACGGCAGCAACAGCTTTTACAATGTCTTGCTGCGCGTCACTACTGATTGGATAGAAGCTGGCGATCCTTATGGCGATGAGCATGTCTTCCGTTACAGCGTGTACTGAACTCATGTGATCTCCCCTAGATGTAGGCCGATAGTATACCTACATCTAGATCATGTCAACAGGCAATTTGATACCGGAATCATGTGTTGCAAAAAAGGCTTCTGTCAACGTTGACAGGTCGTGTCAAATCTATAACTTTGTAAATATTTACACGGTGTGCTATTGTCTGCTCAGACATTCCGGTGGGCTTCTACTCCCCTTCACGTGTAGATCTCCCCTTCGCTCCTGGAATGTCTCCCTGTTGGCGACAGCAGCGACTCAGGCGCTGCCTTGACCCCGGTTACTCCCCTTTCCGGGGTCTTTTTTTGTATAATGCCGGCAGCTGGAAGCCAGTCGAGCGGCTGACAGCACCACAGCCACTGAGAAAGCGGCTGGTTTTCAGCACCACTTGCATCAAATTAAATCCTGTCCTACACTGTGCGCGTCACTGTGTGGGCAGCGACAAAAACTGAAGCCTCAAGCTTTGGTTCTCATCCCTTCGGGGGCGTGCCCACACACGGAGAGCCAAGCCTTGAGGCTTTTTTCATGGCCGCTCGCCGCAGACCGCACCTCCCGCGATAGCAGTGAGCCTGCATGGGCTGCCGGAGAGAGAACACTGGCCGAGGTTTCACCCGCCTGCGAGCCACGCCACCTGTCAGTGAGGGATGGCACAAGAGGGAAGGGCCAGTGGTGAGACATACCTTCCATCGAGATAATCGCTGCCTTCAGGGATTGCTAGGCTGCTGACAAGATCAGTAGTTGGGCAGGGAGGATAACCCCGAGTGTGCTCCGCAAGGAGGGGGGGCTATCACCCATGGGGAAACTAAACGCGATCATGCAATACACGGGCGTTGACAGGAACCATGTGCTGCATTATCCTTGAGCTGTATTCGTAGAGGGAGGGGTCATGAACACTGAAGTACGTGAGATGTTGGAGCGCTGCGGATTGCTGGACGTGGATATTGGTACGTACAACAGGATACGGGCGTTGATTATGTTGGCGAAGGAACGGGAGCGGGAGCGGGCGGCGATGATCTGCCATGCTTGCCGTGATTTTGAATATGCGAGCGAGGAGGTCGCCCGCAGGATACTTGCAAACTAGGAGGGAAACATGGAAGCAGTCTTTCACAAGATACTGAAGTCGGCCGTTATAGGGTTGCTTCAGTTGCAGGGCAAAGGTCTTGTCCAGTTCAAGGTGATCTATGGCGGGAACGAGTGGGGTACGCTTGAGGTGGTAAAGGAAAAGCCCGTAGACAAGAAGCCGCGGTATTACCAGCAGGGTGATGTTCCTTACGGTTTTATGAAGGATTACGTACTCAAGTACTTGACCCCCTTGCAGCCCAACGAGGTGGTAGAAATCCCGTATCCACCGCATGATTCCGAGACGGTGCGTTCCAACGCTGGTGCCTACGCATCCAAAATGTGGGGCAAAGGGACTTACACAAGCACAGTAAACAGAGCGAAGCAGGTCGTTGAAATCTATCGGCATCCTGAAATCACCGAATTAGATTTGGGAGACCTCGAATGATCCAGTTCAACCGCTACCGGCTGCCGGATGAAACGCCGGATCTCCACGCCGACATCGTGAAGTTAGTCGGCCTGATGTCACAAGGCCTCAGAACCGCACCAGAAGCCGGTGTGCCGCTGTTATTCGAGATGGCCTACAAGTACCCCGGCAACCTGCGTGTCGCGGCCATAGGGGCGCGTCTGCACCACTGGGGGGTGTTGGGTTGGGATGAGATTCGCGACATGATCCCGGCCGAACTACCACGGCACTTCTGGTACGCGCAGGAGATTGCCGGCTGCTTGGGATACGAGCAGACAAACCGGCATTGGCACATTGAGGAGGACGATTGGTACATCCTCCAAGGTCAGGCCGATGACGTGGTTGCTCCCGGTGCTGGTGTCATGCACGGCTACATCAGCTACCAGCCGCCGAGCGCAGGCTTCTTCTCAGTTGTCGAGAACATCGTCGCGGCCTCGATGGCGGCAGAGCAGGATGGCTACGGCCTGAAGGTGGATCTGTCTGGCAACTGGTGGGCGTACGACGAGCCGTTCGAGGACATCTTCGAGGACGTATTTGAATTCTGTAACGGTGGCCTGCCGATCATGCGGTTTGAGTTCATGCGTAAGCGGTTCTTCGATGCTGATCTGGCACAGGCACAGGAGCTGGCGCGCCGCAAGATCGGTTGGTACAACGAGATCTACTACGCCATCGGCAGCTACGCTGGCACAGGGGCGGTCGAGGATGACGTTGGCACGATGTTCCTGCGGGGCGGGGATAAGTTGCAGACCGAGACCATCCTGCCACCAGCGCACATCATCCTGAAGGAGCTGGCTTGGATGAAGAGGCATTGCCGGCGGCGTGTGATATTGTCTGACGATCCGATGATCGGGCAGATGATTACAGCCCGTGATCCGGATGTCATGGATCGAAGCAACCAGTTGCCCGGCGGCTACCACCATTTGCCGCAGCGCAAGCAGTCTTGCATCCCGATCCTTCAAAACTACTTGGCCATGGTGGAAGCCAAGCACAACTTCTCTTGCCCGTCTGCAAACCTGGCAAACGCCGCGCAGTGGAGCAGGAGCGATGACGATAACTACTCGTTGTCGAATCCAGTTGGGAGGTATCTGCTGATATGAAATCTTGGTACGACTTGATGCTGCATATCCCGTTTCTTTCGGGAGTCTTGGTGGGCATGGGCATGTTAATCATGATTGGCCTGTTGTCCTTGTTAGCAATCTTCTGGGGATTAGACGAATGAATATCAACTTAGAAAAGATCATCATCAACGCTGGCACACAAAGCCGGGCGAAGATAGATGAGGCAACTGTCGCCGAGTATGCGGACGCCATGAAGGATGGCGCCAAGTTTCCAGCTATTACTGTGTTTCATGATGGTGCCGAGTATTTTCTAGCCGACGGTTTCCACCGGTACTTTGCGGCCAAGAAATGTAACGCGCCGGGGATCAAGTGCGATGTCAGAGAAGGGACGTTGCGCGATGCCATCCTGTTTTCTTTCTCGGCCAACGTTGACCATGGCTTGCGTCGCACCGCGGCAGATAAGCGCAAGGCGGTAACGGCCATGCTTGAAGATGTCGAGTGGCAGGACTGGTCTGACAGAGAGATCGCCAAGCAATGTGGTGTCAGCAACACGTTTGTTTCTTCCTTGCGTAAAGACCTTGGTGCCACCAAGCAGACAACGATTTACAAGCGCGATGGCAAGATCATCAAAGCAGAAGTTGCGCCGAAGGAAGATCCTGTCGCAGAGTACAGCGAGGAGGAAGTCCGTCGTGAAGAGATGGCCGCGTTGGTAGATAGTTTGCAGAAAGAGAATGAAGAACTGTCTGACAGATTGACGGTGGCCTACGCCGCGGGTACGGATGACATACAGAAAGAGAAGGCAGAGTCTGTCATCAAAGAACTGCGCGCGCACATCAGGGTGCTGGAGATAGAACTCAAGGCGGTGAAGAGCAGCCGTGATCAGTTCCAGGCAGAGAACGCACAACTGATGAAGCAGGTTGCCATGTTGCAGAAGAAGCTGAAGAAGCTTGAGGGATGAAGTATCTGTCTGTCTGCTCGGGCATCGAAGCAGCGACGGTAGCGTGGCACTCGTTGGGTTGGCAGCCTGTCGGGTTCTCCGAGATCGAAGCTTTCCCATCGGCCGTGCTTGCACATCACTACCCTGATGTCCGCAACTATGGGGACATGACCAAGTACAAGGAGTGGAACCTTGAGCCAATTGACCTTCTGGTCGGCGGAACCCCTTGCCAATCTTTTTCCGTTGCCGGACTCCGGCGCGGACTCGAAGACCCAAGAGGGAACCTCGCACTCACCTATGTCGGAATTCTTGACAGGTTTAGACCCAAGTGGTGCGTATGGGAAAACGTGCCGGGTGTCCTCAGTTCAAACGGTGGACGGGACTTTGGTTCCTTCCTCGGGGCGTTGGCAGACATCGGGTATGGGTTCGCCTACCGAGTGCTTGACGCTCAGTACTTCGGAGTGGCACAGCGCCGCCGTCGTGTGTTCGTTGTCGGATACCTTGGAGACTGGCGACGTGCCGCAGCGGTTTTATTTGAGCCAGAAAGCTTGCGAGGGAATCCTGCGCCGAGCAGAGAAGCGAGGAAAGAAGTTGCCGGAACAATTGAGGCAAGCCTTGGTCGCAGTCGCGGAGCAGGCACCCCCATGCACAACATAGTTCAGCAGCCCTACACCGTAGCGAATTGTCTGACGCAGCGTATGCACAAGGGCATCAACACTACGTTAGATGAAGGGCAGACACCGATCATCGAAGCTATTCCGATTCATGATCAGGCCACGCGATTCGCAGGCAAGCGCGGTGACAAGCAGGACGGCAAGGGCAACGGCTTTGGTGTTGGATTCCCAGGAGAGCCAGCGCCGACGTTAACGAAGGGTGACAAACATGCGGTCGCTTATTCATCTGCCGTGCGTAGATTGACACCAATAGAATGTGAAAGGCTGCAAGGATTCGCAGACAACTACACAAACATCCCTTGGCGCAAAGCGATAGATTCTCCTGATGGCCCACGGTACAAAGCATTAGGAAATTCAATGGCCGTGCCTGTGATGAAATGGATCGGTGAACGTATAAAATTACACATGCTCACGCCGGCGAGCTAGTGCCGGTAGACAAGGGGACAACATGGCATTAAATCTCCGCTCCTATCAGGAGCAGACGTTAGAAGCTTTGCGCCAAGGATTCGCGCAGGGCAAGCGGGCGCAGATACTCTACGCTCCGACAGGCGCAGGCAAGACAGAGATGGCAATCGAACTCATGCGCGCCACCAAGCAGAAGGGCAACCGTGCCGCGATGCTTCTTGATCGTATCGTTCTGTGCGATCAAACATCCAAGAGACTAGAGAAGTACAAGATAGAGCATGGCGTAATGCAGGCAGGCCATTGGCGCTATCGCCCGTACGAAAACATTCAGGTGTGCAGCGCGCAGACACTTGAGCGCCGCGGTAGTTTCCCCGGTCTTAATCTGTTGATCGTGGACGAAGCGCACCAGACCCGTGAACAAACGATGGAGTTCATCAAGAACAATCCTGAAGTGCGTGTCATCGGGTTGACGGCAACGCCGTTCACCAAGGGACTCGGCAAGGTGTATGACAACGTGGTCAGCACCGTGACCACCAAGCAGCTAGTCGACGACAAGATACTAGTTCCGCTGCGCGTGTTCATTGCCAAGGAAATTGACATGACCGGAGCCAAGAAGGTGGCCGGCGAATGGAGTCAGCAGGAAGCCAGCACTCGAGGGATGAAGATCACCGGCGATGTAGTCAGCGAGTGGATAGCCAAGACGCATCAGATTTTTGGCAAGCCTGTGAAGACGATTGTCTTTGCGTCCGGCGTGGATCACGGCACACATCTGGCTAGAAAGTTTCAGACCGAGGGATACAACTTCATCTGCATCAGCTACAAGGACGATGAAGAGTGGAAGAAACAGGTGATTGAGGACTTCAGCAAGCCCGACACCAAGATCGTGGGGTTGGTGGCGACCGACATATTGACCAAGGGATTTGATGTACCGGACGTACAGATAGGCGTATCCGCGCGGCCGTTCAGCAAGAGCTTATCGTCGCACATCCAGCAGATGGGGCGCGTGATGCGCGGGTACGAGGGTAAAGAGTTCGCGGTGTGGTTGGATCACAGCGGCAACTATCTGAGGTTCCGTGACGATTGGGATGAGGTCTTCGAGCAAGGCGTTGACGCGCTTGATGAGGGCAAAGAGAAGGCCAAGAAGGAACCGAGTGACAAGGTCAAGGCCGAGAGCAAATGCCCGAAGTGTGCAGCGTTGTGGGTTCCACACTCTGACACTTGCTACAACTGCGGCCATGTCCGTGAGCGTAAGAACAAAACATTCGCCGTCCAGGGTGAAATGGTTGAGCTTGTGGACGTTGCCCCGAGGGAGAGCAAGCAGGACTTCTGGAACCAGATGCAGTACCTGATCAAGTACGAAGGCTGGAGCAAAGGCAGGGCGGCGCACACGTACAGAGATAAGTTTGGCGTGTGGCCGCGCAGCTTGGCAGACAACAGGCCACAGGAACCATCATTAGAAACGATGCGGTTTATCGACAAAAAACTACGCGCCTGGAAGCGCTCGGTGGGGAGAATCTGAGCATGGACTTTATTCAATTTGCACGTAGTCACGGCATCATCATTGACCACCTGCCGCCGATCGGCGTATGGCAACGGTATCCAACCGAAGACCATCCGCGAAAGCGCAACGGTGCGGTGAAGTATCTCGGGACCCACGGCTTTTGCCAGAACCATGCACTCAGCACGGTGGTCAGCTTGTGGAAAGCGGAGGGGACTACCAGCTTTGACATGCGCGCCATCATCATTGACCAAGCCAAGGCCGAGCAGCAGAGGAAGAAGCTTGCAACCGCCGCGGTAGGCAAGGCTGTCGCCATGCTGAATTCGTCCGGTAACCAGCGACATGCGTACCTCGAGCGCAAGGGTTTCCCCGATGAGCAGGGTATCGTGTTGCAGATAGAGGGCAAGCCTGTGTTGCTCATACCCATGCGCTGCGGCGGTAGCTTGGTGGGGTTGCAGCAGATATGGGAAGACGGCACGAAGAAGTTTCTATACGGCCAGCGCACGGCCGGAGCGGTGTTCAAGTTTGACAACCGCGGTATCAATATCGTTTGCGAGGGATACGCAACGGCCTTAAGCATTCGCGCTGCGCTCAAACAATTAAAAACTAGGTACACAATTCATGTCTGTTTTTCGGCCGGCAATATGGCGCGCGTGGCCGAAGGCCTTGAGCCTGGTTTGGTGGTGGCAGACAATGACGCTAGCGGCACAGGACAGGCCGCGGCCGCTAGCATAGGGTGGCCGACATGGATGTCGGATAAGGTGGGCGAGGACGCGAACGACTACCACCAGCGTGTCGGGCTGTTCGCTTTTAGCCAGAGCTTGCAGCAGCTAATGCTCGACATCGGTACGGCTCGGCATTACGAACGATAAACCGCCGTCAGTATGGGGTTGAATCATGGCAAGCGATTGCATGATTTCAACCCCGAGCGCAAGACAGCGGTCTCCCTCGCCGGTGTAGTCAGTCACAATCCGTACCTGCCCGACATCGTCCTCAAGCAGGTAGATTGTGAACATCCGTTGGTTAGTCATCGGCGCAGGATAGCAGTTCTTCTAACATTCCTACTTCGTCGCCGAGCATGGTAAGGCCGGCTTCCCACGTTAACTCGTGTTCGCACTCCCATATGGTCGGGAATGTGTGATCGTTGCGAAGGGCAATCACATAGTAGCAGGTGCGCGATTCGGTATTAAACGTCAGCCTGATGTCGACAGACGTTCGACCCTCGTCGGGTATCGCAAGCAGTTCTTTTTCAAAATCAACGTAGCCGTTGAATGAGTTAACAAAATTCCACCGGTTTGTATTCATGGCAATCCCCTTTTAGTTTATGCGTAGTACGTAGTGACGCTGTCCGATACCGTCCGAAAGGTCCAATGATTCACCGCGCATCATGTCGTCGATGATGGCAATATCTTCCGGCCTATAGCCTACTTCCTCAGAGAAGTATCCAAGCGGGTGATATTCAACAATCGGGTTGTCGTCGTAGTTGTCCCAATAGCAGAGAAATTTAGTTTTAGTCATGGCAATCCCCTTCTGGCTATAAAAATTATTGTTCGCGGATGTCCCGATAGATTCTCGGGTACTCATTGGCAAGCCACATCGTGGCATCTTGCAGCGCTTCGGTTTTATCCTTGGGCTATAACCTGAAGCCGGCCGCGGGTATCTTCGTCTTCATTGAAGTAGAGAAATTCGTAGACTTCCTTGGCGAAATCGGCGTTGTCAAAATCTTCCGTTGGTTCCCCTTCACCGGCTTCGTAGGAC